GGTTAACATGATGAACTTAGACGATATGGTTCGCTATGCCCCCCTGATGGGGTTAGCAGGAACACAACAAAGGTTTCAGCAATATGCGGATCGAGAAAGGGGTATAAGGTACGAGGATCGAATCCCTAGCAGGGAACTTTGGGGTAGGGCAATGAGTGATCAAATTAATCAATACTTTGCCAACTTACCTCAGTACATCCAAATGCAAAGACAACATGCTTTGGATAAAGAAAAGTTAGCTTACGAAAGACAACAAAGAGAATACCAAAACAAACTTAATCCTTTACTTTTAAGACAACAACAAATTGCCAATCAAATCCAAGAACAAAAGCTTGGTGTTTATGATGGTTATTACGAGAGGATTGAAACACTACCTATCCCCGAAGCACAAAAAGAAATGTTGAGAGGAATGACCCCTGCAGAGGGTGTTCCTGTTATTAGTTCTATTGTCCAAACATTAGCGACAAGAAAACCCCCAACGACTTACAAAACACTTCCACCTAATTCACCGGGAAATCCTACTAATGTTCCTATCCAACAAAACACTTTAACCGGGGAAATAAAAACTCCTTTTAGTGCTAGTGACATGGAGTCTTATTCAGTGGTAGATCCCAATAACCCAAGAGTTCAAGCTATAGCTAAAGATTTAAATGTACCTATAGAGCAACTTTCAAATTATCTAGTTCAAGACAGGCACGGTAGAATTCAACTTTCCGATGCAGGTCAACAAATCTTACCTAAACTTGCGGATAAAAATGAACCTACGGCAACTCAAAAATTTAAGTCTAGATTTAGTAATCCAAATACACTTCAAAATTTTAGTGATCTGTCAGTCATTGGAATTAATGATGATGCGGATCAAAAAGAATTTGTCTATAGCCAAGTGGTCAGGGGAGACATTGACCCCAACCACCACCTCGCAAAACCTGCCTTGGATCATGTCAATAGGAAGCACATTAAAGTCGGTCCGGGTGGTGTATTTATTAGCGGAGGGTACAAAGAAGATTATGGAAAAACTAAACCTTTTACTGCAGATGCTCCGCAAACATATTTTGTCGAACCCGGAGACACTGTTCAGAAAATTGTGGAAAAAATGGAGAGACAAAGAGGAATCAAGGTTAACCCTAAACAATTAGTTGCTTCCAATCCTCAGTTTTTTCCGAACAAGCCTTATGAATTAGCAGTTAAGGAAATGCCACATTCCGATCAGATAGGTGGTGCATTAATGACAATCCCCGTTGGTGGTGGGGATGTATCAGAAAAGCAACGTCTTCAAGGAAGAGATTCTTATTCACAACAAGGTGTAATTGACTTTGGTAAGTACGGGAAAATCATTCCAAGTGGGACTACTTCTGTAGATAGAAAAATCCAACTTAACGATGATTATAATGAGATGGTTGATTTATATCAGACAGTAGATCAATACACCTCTTTGATGGATGATATTAATGCTAGGGGATTGCTTCCTGTAGGATCTAAAGAACGAGGTTTTGTTCAGGGTTTAAGATGGAGATTGATTAACAAGATTCAAGTACTTAGAGACTACGGTGTTCTTACTCCCGGTGAGATCGATGTAATTGAAAAGTCTGCACCCAATTTTAATAGCTTTTGGAATTTGTTAGGAAGAGCAAAGAAGGGTAATACAAAGCTTGCTGATGATAGTACTGAAGTTTGGGACACTGATCGTTTTGTAAAAGGTGTTCTCCAAGTACTTCGTGATGAAGGTTATAACAAAGCGAAAAGGCTTCGGGCAACTATGGAACAATTCCAAATACCGATTATTGAATATGAGAGAAGTATCGAAACCGGGCCTGTAAGGATTTACGGTGCAGATACAGGTGCATTTCAAGGTCTGCAAAGTACAGGAGGTGGACCGCAATCTAATGTTCAAAAACTAGAGAACTTATGAAGATTTGGACTAATACATTCGATGACCTTTACGCTGAAGTAGATGCGATAAAAGGTGAAGCTAAACGTCTTGGTGAAGCTAACCCTGATCTAGCCGAAAGAATAGCTTCTAACGCTTATAAGATGATTGAAAACAGGTTAGGTCAAAACGGTGTTTCAATCGATGAGTGGAAACGGATGAAACAAACCTATGAGCAATATGATATAGACTTCACAGACAACCCTCTGACTTACGCAAAAGGAGTGATTAGATCATTGGGGCAGGGTGTGTTTTTAGGTGCAGGAGATGAGCTTGAAGCTTTCTTTAAACACTATGTAGGAAGAAGGCTTATTGGGAGTGAAAATCCTGATGCAACATACAATGATATTTTGCTAGATATACAAGCAGGGATGAAAGCTTTCCAAACACGAAATCCCGGTGTCGATTTGAGTGCAGAAATAATCGGAGGATTAATGGTCCCCGGTTATGGTTTAACTCTTAAAGGTGCTAGAGGACTGACCGCAAAAGGTGCTAAGTGGATTTCGAATCCTGCTAATAGGGAAGCTATTGCACAAGGCTTGACTGCAGGTATTGCTTCGACACTTTACGGTGTTGGTAAAGACCACGAATTATCTGCGACAAATGCTTTAGTGGGTGCAGGTGGTGGTTATACTTTAAACCGTGCCTTATTGGGTCAAGGTAACATCGTTAGAAGTGCTAGGGACCGTGTCCAAAATGCCTACAGGGAAACAGGTGAACAAGCAGGTACTGCAGATAAGCTTTTATCAAAGCTTCCTGCTTATCCAAAGGCACCTGATGATGCAGTTAACTTCGGAGGTACAGGAGATCCACCGGGGGGTATCCCTATAGTTGGTTCAGGGGGCAAGGGTACTTTTGACAGGATGGCAATGAGAGAAATTATTCAAAGTGCAGATGATGAGAATGTAACATTCGAAGAACTAATTTCTCGTTTAGATGATTATGTCCACGCTAATATGGGTGATCATGTAACAATGATGGAACTTGTTAAAGAACGTGGCCCAATGGCTAGAATGATGAGAGGGGTGACACAAGAAAGTCCTCAAGCTTCTTCGTCTTATGAGGATTTTTTAAAGAGACAGATAGAAGCCAAGAAAAGAATAATGCCTCAAATCTTTAGCCTTTTTGACCCGTCAGGGAAGATGCAAAAAGATGGGATCAATAATAATATTGTTCGCTTTTTAAACAAGAGCAAAGAAACAAGGGCAAAGAATGCAGAAGGTTTATATAAGCAATTTGACAACATGGTTTTATTTGATCCTAAGATAGATCCTAACACAATTAAGAATCGCAAGATTGCAGATGTAAATGCCGTGGGTGAAGATCTTATTGGTAAGATTAAAACTCTCATGGATGCGGATGATGCTATTAAACGTGCATGGACAAAAGCTACAGGAAAGCTTGCTTTTAATGACCCTTCAATGGCATTACATGCAGATGATTTTATCCTCACAGGCAAACGATTTAATGCCTTTAAAAAACAATTAGACGGTGAAATTGGTAAAGCCCTTCGTGAAGGAAATCTAGAATCGGTTAAAGATTTAACCCAATATAAAAACATAATGATTAGGCAGGTTGATTCAATGGTGGAGTCTTTAACTAATGCTAAAAGAGGTGAAGGGGTTTATCAGAAAGCAAGAAATATTTACAGTGGTGGAATAGCTGAAGACAATGCTTATGAATTAGGTAAGGGAGCAATAAGAGAACATCAGGGTAAAAACTTTACACAAGATGAATTTGAAGTTGGGTTTGATGCTCTCACAGATTCAGAAAAAAGCTTCGTCAGATTAGGAATGGGAAGTGGCTATAGAGATGCCCTTCTTGGTGACATGACTGAGTTAACTCCTAACGTAAGAAAACTTATTTTAGGTGGTGCAGAAGAAAATGTTTTATTGAACAAATTCGACTATGCATTTAAAGATATGACCGAAGCTCCAAAGGGTGGTGGATTGAGTGGTAAGGAACGTGCGAAAGAGTTCAAAGAAGTTCTTAATAAAGAAGGACGTTTCATCAAGTCTTTTCGCTATCTTTTTGGTGGTCCGGGTAGTGCTGAAAGGTTAGCTGAAAGTGGAGCAATATCCTCTAAGATGGATGATGTAGTTGATTCGGTTATGGAGCTTGGTCCTGAAGCATTAGTTACAGGTGGTGTGCCTAAGTATGGAATAGCCCGAACTATCACAAGAAATATTACACCGAATCGGTTGAAGACTAGACAGATGGTTAAGGAAAAATTCGGTGGTGCAATATGGAATAGAGCAGGTGCTATGGGTGAAGATCCACTTAGGGTAAACTTGACTGATTTGATGAACTACAAAAGGCAACTTGATTTACGATTAAAGGGTGGACTTTTGACTAGATACGCAAGACCTGAAATTGGTGCTTACAACCTACTTCAGACAGGTCCGTATACACCACCGATGATTAACCCTGATGCCTATGAATGATGACAAGGGTTGTCATAGGTTGAAGGGGTTGATTCGGAGTGATAGTACTGTCAATTGTGTCCCAATTTATTATGAGGTCAGTGATACCAACGGTTTATAAGACTTGTATTTTTCTGTTAGATCGGTCCGGGATAATGGATTTGAAAACCCCTGACACGGGGAAGTTGAGTAATTGCAATGCATTGCGAGGATTTGGATGGGAAATAGGAACACCCTCAACCGAATTTGTCAAGGGTGTTGTAGGGGGTAATTAAAAAGACAGTACTGTCTAGTGACTAGTTGATAGACACTGAAAGGGAAGATAATTCTTCGGAGAAGTGTTGGTTCACCTCATCACATTCAGGGCAATAGATTCGATCATCCTCACCCTTCCAACCGATACTTCTAGCTTCTCCGATTAACTCTATAAAATAATCTTCAAACCTAGCATCCCAATGTTCAGGTTGCAGGTGAAAAGTAGAAGTAAATTTTGACTGACAACATTCAACTCCTTTGCCCGAAACTTGCTCCCACCTAGAATTGCATTTTAGTGTAATTTCGACTGAGATCATCAAGCTCATTTTCACACTCCTTTTCTTCGAATTGAAATTGTTTTGGGTGGTCCGAAATCCCACGATTCGACTTCCCAATCTTTAACTGCATTCACCCTAATAAAAATTCCACTTTCATGTAATCGATAAAGGGCATTAGGTTTGTCAGGGTTTCGATAATATGGATACCCCTTTTCTTCGTCAACTCGATAGCCTTTAATCCACCTTCGAACTAAGGCTTGAGTTTCAAACACTACTTCAAGATCTAGATTCATATTCAGGTCTTTCCCAACGGCAAAGCAAAAACAGTTCAGCATGTTGCTCTGCAGTTAATTTAATCGGTTCACTTTTCTTTAATCGATAGTAGGATCTTTTTATGTTCCTTCTATTGATTTGTTGACCACCTGTTTTTTCGAATGATATTTTCATATTAGTACCCCCAACTATTGGGTTCCCAATCATCCCAATCATCACGTTCCTGATTGGTCAAGAATTGTGACTCATCCCGGTTATCATCCCAAACCCAAATAACCTTCGTTGTTTCTTCTTTTTCTTCTTTTTCTTTTTCTTTCATATTCACCTTAAAATAATTGTTCTCAGATCGCTCGTTATGGAAAGGAAAGGGGGTGCCCCTAGTGAGACATACCCCCTATATTGTTAAACTGCTATAGAACCTGCATGTTTACCAATTGAGACATGGATTAGTTTGAAGAAAGGATTATCTTTCTGTAGTTCTTTCAGTCGCTTTGTGTATAGATCACAAAACTTATTTGCTTCATCTTTATCCGAAAAGTTGGCTTCGAATCCACCCAAGTTTGTATTGCAATCGGAATTCTTAACTTCGAATTCGATAGCTTCGGCACAATCTTGTTGAAGTCGAATTTGCCAAACCTTTTCACCTATTGTTTTTTTACTATATTCAATAGGCACATATTCGGCCCGTATCTTATTTCTAAGATCACGGTATTTCTTTTGGGATAGTCCCGTCAGGTCTTTTCTATTCCCAACTAGAATACCAAGAGAAACGGAATAAGGGTGTTTACCCGTGTATGGTTTAAACATAGTTACCTTTCATTTTATTGTTAATACCACTAAACCCCACACTCTGAATTGAATGTAAGGTAGCAGGGGTACTACTAACCCCTGCATGTTTAGTTAATTAACTTAGGCTCACTATGTTGAATATTTTGAGGGATTGCGTTCTGACGAATCGCATAAAGATTCCGAAGCTTTGCTTCTAGGAAAGCAATCTGTTCTTCAATGTCTCGAGGAACATGTAAGACTTCAATATCACTACTTGGGGTTTCCCTAACAAAGTCAGTTCCAAGCAATGCTTGAGCTTCTTCGACTAGTGGCTTTACCCGTGCCGAATTCAAATACCGTTGGGTGGTTTTAATTAACTTATGTCGAAGGATTTCTTTGACGATATAGATATCACCCGTGATCTCATAAGTTTCATTAGCAACCGCATGTCTGAAAGCATGAATCGGACTTTTCACTTTTGACCCAATCTCAACCTTCAGCTTCCTAAAACGCTCAGTTAAATTGTCGATGCACCAAGCAGGTTTTCCTTCGCCATTGTCGAGCCAATAAATTTCCTTTGAATTCCGTTCTGCTAAATCCTCTTTAATGAACCTAATAAGTTCAGGATTAGAACAAAATAAAGGTTGATTATTCTTACCTGTTTTTGTGTGGTGAATAAGTGCAGTTCCACGAACCTCAGATTTGAATTGTAATTCATCTAAACGAATCTGTACGGCTTCACCTCTTCGGCATCCTGTATACCTGAAAATATACCAAGCACGAAGCAGGGTCTTTTCACCTGTCCTCTGATATTCTTTTTCGCAAAGCTCTTTTAACTTTAGAAGCTCTTCTTTTGAATAAGGATCAGAATACGGTTCAGGTTCTTTAACCGAAGGCCAATGACCAAGTCCGGGTAGTTCCCCTTCCCTGACTAAATATTTGAAAAACGATTTGATGACTTTGTTGTAGCCGAAAAGGGAATTACCTTCGAAGCGTTCCTGTAATTTTTGAACGATGAAGCGTGGAGTTTTCTTAGGATCAAAATCCTCAATCCTGAACTTCTCACCTAGAATCGCATCATGCTTAAATCGGTAATAATCAGAACCGAATAAGTGGGCACGTTTTGAAGCAGTATTGACAATGGTTGTTTTGGCTTTACCTTCTATCTTTAGATCTTCAAGCCAACGATCATACCAAGCCACCAAACGAGGATCATGTTTCTCACCTGCTTTGACCTCTTCATCAGTGATCTGTTTCTGCTTCTCAACAATGTATGCTTCACGAAGCTTGAGAAGATGATTTCGAACCGCAAAATGAAGTTCGATTTCACTCTCTATGCTCTTACTATTCGGGGTTTCGATATCTACCGCACGAAGGGCAATTTGAAACTGAAGTTCTCCAAAAGGGATCTTCCTAGAATCGGCTAAACGTCTAGCGACTCTGCGAAATTCAGGAAAGGCAAAAACCTTATATTGGTTGGGGAGATTGGGACCGTCTACCGGGGAGAAACGAAAGTTGACGGTTTGTCTACGTTGATCGGTAGCAATCAATTTTTTAGCACTCATAATACCTCGATGGATATAGGGTTGAACTGAAAACGTCCCTATATCCTATCGAAGTGAATGCTATATGCAAGCAAATAATTGTTGATTCGGAGGGATTGCCGATAAGTGCTTGATATTATTCAACATAAAAATCATACAGCAACTGCTTGCTTGAGCTTGTCAAGGGTGTCCTTCAACTCTTTTTTCTGTCCTAGCTTGTCTACAATTGAAGGTCTTGTGTAACTGAACTCGATCCCTCTTGCTCTAAAATAATCAAATCCTTTATTTGAGTGATCATCTATATCTATATCGAATACCCCTTCGAATTCCTCATCTGCAAGTTCAGTTATTTTCCTTCTTAAAACTCCAATATCTTTCATGTCAGTATCAAAGTTTTTTTCCGCAATAATTGAACGGTACAATGGAGTATTATTTACTTTGTAATAACATGTGTGTCGTTCAATCATAATGATACTCCTGAAGCAAGGTTACCACGCAATCGCATCACAAATCTTCTTATGTTATGACCACAGAAATTCTGAATGCCACAACGTCCAATTGATGTTGCTGTGCAATTAAGGGATTTAACGTGGGTTAATTGCGTAGGTCCACGATATTGGATCAAAGTCATAGTTAGTTTTTAAAAAGTTGGTTCTCAAGTTTAGAGGAATAATACTCCGCAAGCTTCAATTGTTCCTCTAGTTCGTTCACCCTAGTTTCTGTATCTGTTTTTTCTCCTTTCAAAATATAGTTCATATCATAACCTGCGATTGCCATTTTTATCAGGATAGTTGCTGACGGCAAGCTAACCATACTGAAAACTTTTGACACATGACCGGGATGTACCCCGATTTCATCTGCAAATTTTCTCTGAGATAGTTTCTTATCATCGATCAACTCCTTAATTCGATTAACAATTTCAGGCATATACGGATGTTTCTTCACTAGTTCATCTCTAGGTGTTGACATATGCAATCAATTGATTTACGTTATCAAGCATCCATTGCCAAAAGTCACTCAATGTGAGCCACATCTGAACACGTTCTCAGATCTTTTGGCAAGCTAAAATTTCAGGGGGGTTGATCGTAAGTTCGATCACAGGTTCTCCTTTCTATCCTGATCGTGCCCCCCTCACTAATTCGGTGGTGTTGTTTTTAATAAACACTCATTCATTAACCTACATTAGGACTGAGCCAAATTGAGAAAATTGTTGGAGCTTTTTTTTCTTGCCGGGGCACCACCGATCCGAATTAGAAGGGTGGATTTACTCGTAAGGGTAGATCGTTCATTTGTTTTTATATCCAAAACTAAATAGGTGCATTTTTTCTTTGTCTAACATTAGCGTTGAGGGTCCGAAGCCCGATGATACGCAAATAAGTTTTTTGCGACTATATGGACAGTGTCGATTGCTTGATGATTTCGACAAACAAATGACTTCAATCACCCTTCTAATATTTTGAGTTTCATAAACGGGGATTACAGGGATTACAAAATGGATACAGAAATAGTATTTGAAAGTGACATGAAAGATCTCCCTTCAGATAAATCCGGGTTGGAGATCGAGCCTGAATGGTTTCCCGGTGACCTTCCTTTTTTCGTTGGTGATATTCCCGGTGAATTCCAAATGCCACCTGAAGATTATCACCGTATTCAAGCTTACTCCCACACCTTCGGTTCCACCCTTCTCAAAAATCAACCTCATTGGAAATCAGCATTTAATGCAATAGATACAAAAGCAACCGATCCGCTTCATTTCGGTTCAGCTTATGAGATCTATTTTGAGCATCTATATAGAACGATTTCAGATGGAAAGTTTACATCATTTCCTGAAATGGATTTTAAGATAGATGAGATTAATTCCAAGGTAGCAGTGATGCCACATTGGGAAGGTACAGGATCTAGAAAAAAAGCTGATGAATTTAAAGCTTTAAACGAAGGCAAAAACATAATCAATGAAGTGCAGTTCAACATAGCAATGTTAATGTTAAAGTCTGCACTGTCTAATAAAGAATTTCCTCACTATTTAAATCAGGGCACTTGGCAAACTGTTTTGCTTTGGGTTGAAAACGGTCTGCCATGTAAAGCAATGATTGATCACTTAGGTAGAAATGCTTATTCAAAATTTAAGTTACAAGCAGGTGATTTAAAAACTGCAAAGCAAGCATCGTATTTGGGTTTTACTGATTCAATGAAAACCTACTATTACGATCATCAGGCATCACATTATATTAGTGGATTAAAGCACGTTTATGATGAAGATCCTGCACCGTTTGCTTGGTATGTATGTGAGAAAGAATACCCTTACGGAAATGCTATCTATAAAGCTACTCCTGAAATCATGTCTGCAGGTGATTCTGCACGAAGTGCTTCAATGGATATATGTAAACAGTTACATGACAACGGTGAGATAGCAGAGTTCCCTTGTTACACAAGTGACGGTGAACATGGAGCTTACGATGTAAGTTTTAATGAAAAGGTTTTAAACCAACGATTTAAACTCTCAATGAAATGGGACTATGCCTAATTTAACTCCACAAAAAGTACATGATCAATTGGTAGAATACCAAGATAAGTTTATACATGCTTTACCTGAGTACATGGACATTAATCGGATGTTCCAAGTTGTTAAATCAGAGGTCAGTAATAACAGTAAATTATTACAGTGTGATCCTAAGTCGATTTTACAATCAGCATATGAAGCATGTTACCACGGTGTAGAACCCTCACAAATTACAGGACACGGTTCATTAGTTCCCTACGGAAGAACATGTAAATTCATTCTTGGTTATAGGGGTATTGTTGAACTAGCAAATCGAGCAGGTCATACGATTTGGGGTTATGAGATTTGTGAGAATGATCCTGTCGCAGAAGTTCGATACGGGACTAATCCTGAGATCCTTCATACCAAACTTTTACATGGCAATAGAGGGAAGATGATTGGTGCTTATGCTGTAGCTGATTTGGGTGAGGGAAGACCAAAGAAATACCACTACATGACTATAGAGGAATTGCGTGAACATTCTAAGTATTCAAAGACTCCTCATATGTGGAAAAAACATCCTGAAGCAATGGCTATTAAAACATGCATTAGGATGCTTGGAAAAACATTAGGTTCTAACCCTATGCATAACAAATTAAACGGCAAGCTTACGGATCAGGAGAGATTTGATTTAGCAGTAAGATCTTCTGATGTACCAAACCAAGGTTTAAACGTGGATTTAGATTCAGGTGAATTCGAATACATCGATCAAGACCCTGATACAAATCCTGATCTAGACTCTCAACCTGAAACAAAAAAGGAGAAAAATGGAAGAGAAGTTAAACGACAAAAACCGTCATTTGGAAAACAAGAAAACTCAGATAAAAAATCTGAAGGAAGCAATCCTGAATCCAAATGAAAGCAAGGAAAATAGGAAGCACTTGTTTAATACTTATTGCATCTTAAAAAACGTATGGAGAGTGTCATGAGTCCAATTGAAATGGAAGAAAGATTAAAGCAGTTGATTAAGCAGGTTGATGCTCATCAATTCATCCTTGAACAATTAACTGAACAAGCAAAAAGAAATCAAAATATTTTTGCTTCAAAGGAAGACATTCAAGCTATCAAAAAAGGCAATGATGAGATGCTTGTTGGTCTTGAAAACTTAACTGCTTTTTTAGCTTCAAAAGATCAGTGTGATGAACACCGAATCACTCCTGAAAAATTAAGAGATTCTATTTACGCAAAGGTAGATAGTGAAGTAGCTAATCCCGATCCTGAACCTAATGATTTTAATGACCATACTCCTGACCATGAAGCTGATAGTCAGACATTAAATTTAGCAGGTCATGGTGATGATGAAATGCCACAACCCAAGTATGTTAATTTCGATGAAAAATATGGTGAGCCTGAACTAGGTTCTCATGACTTATCCGATGATCAACAAGCATTAGATTCTGTCTATGGTGAAGAGGATCACGGTGTTGAAAGGCTTTGATTTTTATGGGACCGAAATCTCCGAATGTAAACAGTGCAGACGGGTCCACACAAGGAACGGAGACATCTGCCAAGAATGTGAAAATTGGAATGCCCTTCACAAGGTCAAAACGATGGATGACCAAAGTAAAGGGGAACTCAAAACGCTATTCAAGAAAGGAATTTAAGGATGGCAATAAACCACAGAATTGGTCGGAAGAGGAATAGAGATAATGCAGGTAGACCTTCACCGAAGGAACAGTTTACTACAGGCGTAAAACTATTCTATGACGAACACGCATTTGTCGCAAAGTTTTGTGAAGATAATCACATTACGAAAACCCAATTCTTCGAATCTTGTATAGAGATGGTTAGGAATCCACCTACACCGTTCAAGCTATACGAAAATCCACACGCAAACAGGAATTATTTAAAGCCTGTAGAAAGTAAATTAAGTGCCTGACTATCCAACATTAGGGAAGTTAAAAAAACAAGATGACGGCAAGATTAAAGGTTATTTAAACATACCTTTAGCACCTAGCATGAATCTTAAAGTTTCCAATGTGCAAATCAGTCCTATCGATCCCGAATATCAAGACGATTACGGGAACACCCATAGGATTTGGTGTACTCAATTTTCTGCAGAAGAAAATGAAGAGTATAGGAATCAAAAAGCTTTGGAAAATGGTAAGGGTGACTACTCTGCAGAGGGTGGTAATCCTCAACCACAAAGTGACGATCAACCGAAGGAAGATATACCCTTCTAAATAACTTCAGGACGGTTCTCCACCGTCCACTCATCAGGATGATTTATTTAGGCTCATGGAAGAGCTTCCTCAAAGAAACTTTGTCTTACTTTTTCGTAAGCTTAAAGAGCATCCCATCTATAAGAAACCTCACTCTTGTCACTACCTCACCCACTGTCTTATTTCGGCATGGTGGAATCCAAATAAAAACAAACAGTGGGATGAGGGTGATGACGTTATTGAAATCAAACGTGGTCAATTTTATTCGACACTTAAACGGTGTTCTGAGGAAACAGGTATGTCAGTTCAGAACATTAGGACCGCACAAAAAAATCTTGTTAATCACGGTTTTCTAACAATCAGGGTAACAAAGCACGGAAGGCTCATAACTGTCTGCAAATACTCACTCTATCAGGCCAAACCAAAAGAGGGGGTAACAACGGGGGTAACAGAAGCCCAACAAACGCTTAACAAACACAGTAACAAAGAGAACAAAGATAACAATTATTTTTATAAAGGAAATAAAAAATCATTTGTTCAAAAACCTAGTAAGGAATCCTTACCAACAAGAGATCAATTCAAGGTACATCCTTCAGGGATTAAAGACCTTAGAGCATATAGGATGCTAGTTAAATCATATCTCAACATTAAGTTAAACGATTCAAATCATGACGAAGAAATCAAGCGACTCCACGAAAAAGGAATCACCCCACAAGAAGCAGTTAAAAAAATCCAACATCACTGAGAAACAAGTGACTGAGGAAATCAAATCATGGAACAAATCTCATCCTGAGATAACCCTGATTCGATTCAACACTACCGGGATACCCAATGGAAAGGATGGCTTTAGAACTAATAGCCTTAAAGGGGCACCTGACTTTATCGGTGTTTACATGATGGCAAAGATCCCGGTGACATTTTATTTCGAAATCAAATCACCAACCGGGACACAACGTGAGTCGCAAAAGAAATTCGAAGAAGCTTCAAAAAAACTTGGGCACCACTACTTCATCATCCGATCCGCTCAAGAAGCTGAAGATGCTATCGCAAAAATCCATAGAACGCACTCTCAAAAAATCGGGTGGAGCTTCCTTGGAATCCAAGACCCTTACGGACAAAAAAATCTCAGCAGAACAGATCTTGGAAAAAGTGCCGAACCTGAGAGAACTATATCGTGAAGCAGTTACCAAAAAAAACTTACTTTACAAAGCCGAATCATTTCAACAAGCACAAGATATTGTGGATCTGTTTAAACAGCATCTTCCCAATGATATCGGCATTACGATCATAAGGAACTCTGAAGTGAATTGTTACAGGGTGTTAATTGAAACTGAAAAAACTAGAGCAGAAGCAGAAAGGATATTCAACGATCAAAAGAAAAGGCTCATGAAGGAGATGAGGTTCAAAGGTATGTCAGAAGAGCAGGAAAAGGTAGTCAGAAACTATGACCGAAAAAGGTATTGGGCCGAAAGACACAAAAACAAAAAAGCCACTAAAAAAGAAATCTCAAAGGAAGCAAAGAGCTTTAAGTTTAAAAGATAGTCCTAAGTTTTGGGACGAGGTTTGGGAAATGATGGAGAACGGTGCTAATCCTCTCGATATAGCAACCGCATACGACATTCCCAAAATGTCAATTTACAATTGGGTTAGAAGAGATCCTGAGAAAGCATTAAGAGCAGAAACCTACCAACAAAATCGAGCCGATGTTCAGGCCGATGAGATTGGAAGTCTAGCAGAGTTAGATAAGCTTCAAGCAGTATTCGATAAGCAGATTAAAGAAGGAAATCCTAACCCTGCATTAGGTAGATACATCATGGATAGAAGAGCATGGTATGCAAAGGTTTCTAACCCTGATAAGTACGGTGATAAAAAACAATTACAAGTTACTCAATCTACTAGGGTTGAACATGTCAATGAGCTAAGAGCAATGAACAAAAGAAAGCTCAAAGATATAACACCACCAAGAAAGGAAATAGATCATGAAGAAAAGTCACCTGAAGCTGATTAAATTAGTTGAACCTAGAAAGTATAAAAATGGTAAGCAACATTCTTATGGCTTGTATCAGTGTAGTTGTGGAAAACAAAAAGTTATTAATGTTTACTCAGTGAAATATGGTAGGACAATTTCATGTGGTCATATTGGTAAAATAAGAGCATTAGCAAATCTGACTAACGGTGATCCTGTTAAATACAATTTGCAATTTAAACCGGGGAATCAGATGTGGAAGTTAAGAAAAGAAAACAAAGGTAGAGATAAGGGTAAATTTAGATTATATGAAAAGCATAATGATTACTCAAAATACATTTACATTAATGACGAAGAACTAGGAGAGATTTCAGTTGGCATTGTACCATCCACGCTTCGAAGCAAATTGTCTATATGCGAAAGAACAGGAAGCATTACTTTACATTAAGTACCAACCTTCCTGTCATGACTGTCAGAGTGCAATTAAATCCAAAGAGGATGTTAAAATACTAATCGAGCATCCTTTGCAGATTGAATCATCATTCCCTAAAGATTGGATTAAGGATGATGCAGATGTACATGAAATGCTTGCAATCTTTCACCGATATTTAAAGGAATTAAAACGATGAATTGGAATAACGAGAAACTCAAATATTTATACTTTGCTTTTATAGCATTAATCATACTGCTACTTATTCATTCTGAATCAAATGCATTCGGATTTAAAACTCAATCAATTAGGCAAATGTGGTATGCCTGTTACAACACTAGTGTGAACAAAGAACCTAGAGTGCATTTAAGTGTTCACGCAATGATGTGTGATTGTGTCATTGATAAAGGGAGAGAGTGGTATGTGACTGAGGAACTCTATTACCGAAGCAACGATAATACTACCGAAATGTGGATAGCATTTGTCGATGATTGTAAGTTCGAGATTCAACAAATATTAACTCCTCAAGAATCGATATGAGTGAACATTACAGAAGACACAACATTGAAGCAATCGATGTGATTAATGATTGGGAACTTAACTTTAATCTAGGCAACGTCATTAAGCTTGTGTCGAGACTCAATTATAAGAATGAAGGAAAGGATAAACACCGGGACATTAGGAAAGCTATCGACTACCTACGCTACGAGATTTATTACGACATAGCCAAAGCATCTAGTGAAGCGAGAAATGAGCAAATAGACCCGAATAAAGCTCAATATGAGCCTATTTTACGATATGACGATGATAAGCTTCGTGATCTACGAGGTGGTCAGTAATACCCTCGCCCATCGGCCCCGTGAAAAGGCTCACGCACGGGGGGTTTTCCAAGAGTCTAGGGTGGATATTTTGGGGTGGCATTCCTTCCCGGTAGACGGGGTAGTCAGTATTTGCAACGGTTCACGGCATTTTCCAAGGATTGTCAAGGGTGTTGTCAAGAGTATAGGCCGAAATCTACCACAAAATTTCCCACTACCATTAAAAAAAAGACCCCCCCCACCCTACTCCCATCGAAATAAAAAAACGTGCATAGAGGATACACCCAAATAAGGAGACTAAATGGATTTTGCTCTTTTTTTTGTTTTTGTTTTTTTAGGCACTTTGTTTTTTGGAATTGGAGTCTTATTGTACACTCTTTGGAGAATCGGAAGAGGCGATTGGTTTGCAGTAATATTTAAAAGGAAACATGGCGAAACTTGATTATTTAACGACAACGGAAGCATTAGATTTTATTAATGATAATTGGGGTGAAACTGTAACACTTGATGCCTTTCGCAAACAGGTTCAAAGAGGTAGGATTAAGAGTAAGCAATATTTTAAAGGTGGCAATCATTTGTTCACTAGGAAGGAGTTAAATCGGTGGGCAAAAGAAAAGTTTGGTAAATACAACTTATGTCTTTAGATGTAGTTAGGTTAACAGAAGATTTAGAGTTAGAACGAGAAATCGTGCAGGGTATTAAGTTAACAGAAGAAGCAGAAAGTGCATTGCTTCGATGTTTAAGGTTAGTCATAAAGCAGAATAGTCTTCCGCATGAATTAACTTTTAATGAGAGGAACCTAGTTATCGATTTTAAGAAGCTTTTAAGCTATAGGAAGCAAGCAAGAAAGCACGTTAATGATTTATATATAAAAGAAAGGACTGCACTTGTACCTGAAGCAGAAGCAATGGCTTATATCGATCTTCGGGAAAGTGGAGATAATGATTTGCCTGATTGGGAAGATCGGTGGAATCGATACTTTCATAAGGCAATGAAAAAACTTGTTTTTGAACGGTTAGGAATCAAGGAAGAATCCTATGGGACTAGAGAAATCAGCAGATAAGATTAGAGAAGAGTGGGCACGGGCTAAATGTGAAAGCATTTGGGGTGCAGAAGTGTTACCTAATCCAAAAAACTATCCTTTCGATTGGCAGGTAATGAGTCCTGATAAAAATTGCCTAGCGATCTGTGAATTTAAGTCATCAAATTGGCCTTTAGAGAAACTTATTAAGGAATACGGTGGATTTCGTGTAGGCATTCGAAAGTTCACTCAGGCATATCCGATACCGATGATGTCATCTATTCCTTTTATGCTCGTTTTTAAGGCTTTAGAGGATGATTTGTATGTGCATTCGATGACGAAGGACTTTTTGGAGTCAAGATCATATCCAATAACCCGTTTTTACAATCAGAGAACAGGTGTAAAGAACGATATTGAACCTGCAGTACTGTTAACCCCTGATATGTATAAAAAAGTCGGTGAAGACGATTTTGATCCGCTTTACGGGGTAGCGTATTGAGTAAGCATAAATATGCTCAACTCGATCTTACATTGGATGAACTTTATGATTTAGATAGGGTTTTAGACAATTTGATTGAGTTGGGTGGAAATTCGGTGATTATGGATTGGTACTTTCACGGGATCGACATGATGAATATTGTTTCGATTCACAAAAAGATGATTGACAAAATTGAAGTAAAGTATGCAGAAGAGCATATGAAAGTAAACGAGAGGGATGGCAGAAAAAGACTACAAAGGCTTTAAAAAACTATCATCCTATTTAGGTGTTTATGAAAACAACCTTGATGTAATGTTGTGCAGTGATATGATCGAAAAATTCAAGAATGATGATCGAAAATATCCTGCTAGGACGGTTAGGGGTGAGAGAGAAACATTAAAAAGAACGAATCTTGATATATCGGATCTAGACGATTGGCTCGATTATGACAAGCTTCTTTATGAAGCATTAAAAAGAGGATTAAAAAACTATCCTTTTTTCAGACCAATCGGACCAACACAAGATGTCGGTTTTATGGTATGTCACCAAGGTGAGAAAGATCATTACGATTGGCATTCTGATGCTCATTGGGAATTAAATTACAACCGAATAGTGACATTTCTATGGTATTTAAACACTATAGAAGACGGTCACACTGAATTCGGATTTGGAACAAAGATTAAACCTGAAGTTGGTAGGCTTTTACTTTTTCCTGCAAACCTAATGTTTATGCATCGTAGTTGTAAAACCAAAACAGATAAGTTTATCTGCACGGGGTGGATTTATGAGAAAAGCCACACTGCAGACAATCCACTGAATACCTACCTAGAGTAGCCCCAAAATTAAGCGAATTCCCCTGTTAAAATGGGGGAATGAGTGATATTCGTGAATTTATAGAACTTTATCAGGATGATCCTGTAGGGTTCGTAGAAAACTGTCTAGAAATACCTCTAGATCCTTGGCAAAAGGAATTTTTAGAGTGTATACCTCACCACAGAAAAGTAAGCATAGCGAGTGGACACGGTACAGGAAAAAGTACGGTGGTATGCTTTTTACTTTTATGGCATATTTTATTTAAATTCCCACAAAAATCGATAGTCTCAGCCCCCTCTAGTTCACAACTTTATTCTGCTCTTTGGGCCGATTTAAAAATGTGGATTGAAGCACTTCCCGAAGTGTTGAGAGATACAATTGAATACACTTCCGATGTAGTTAGGTTGAAGGAAGCACCTAATGAAAGCTTTATTCGGGCTTCTGTAGCACGTTTAGATCAGCCTGATGCTCTCCAAGGGGTTCACTCCGAAAATGTACTTTTATGTGTTGACGAGTCCGCAGGGGTGCCTTTATCGGTCTTCGAAGCATCATACGGAAGTATGTCTTCTGATAATGCAAAAATGGTGTTGACAGGTAACCCAACTAGGAATTCGGGATACTTTTACGACACGTTTCATCGAGCATCTTCGGAATGGAAAAACTTCTATGTTTCCTGTTTAGATTCTCCAAGGGTGAGTGAATCTTATGTAAACGAAATGAAGGCTATTTATGGTGAAGATAGTGCAGTTTATTCGGTTCGTGTATTAGGTAGGTTTGCAGATGTACAAGATGACGGTTTTATCCCTTTATCAATT